AATTTTATTGATATTTTTTTAGAATTAACCAATAAACACAAAGATGTTCAATTTTATCTATTAGTAGATAGTGTGTTTGATGTTAATGTAGGTAGCAATGTTAAAATGCTACAATCTTATAAGCTTTCATTCTTACCTTTTTTTGAAAACTATTGTGTAGAACAACACGATTCTCAATTTGTATTAAATGATACATCAATTTATAATAAAAGAGATGGATTTTTATCATTAAATGGTTCGATGCGAACTCAAAGAATATTATTACTTATTGAATTGATTAAAAATGGGTATGTAAATTTAGATGGGACAATTTCAAATATAAATAATAATATATCTTTTTTATTTTATGGTAATAACAAATTTGATATTGAAAGTTACAATATATTCATAGATAATATGCTATTAAATGGAGAAATTACAAATGAAGAATTTGTTTTACTTAATTCCATATCAAATAGTTTACCAATAATAGTTAATGGTGAAATGGGTGAAAGACCTGATTTGCTTTTAAGAGAATACTACGCTAATATTTTAAATTTAGTTACCGATAATGCTACTGGGTTTGATGATTCTGATAATTTTAAGTATGGAACAATAACTCTTACTGAAAAAGCTTGGAAACCATTCAAAACACATCAACTTCCTTTATATATAGGATTGCCTGGTTATGTAGATGTGATTAGAAATTTAGGATTTGATGTATTTGATGATTTTATAAATCACAATTATGATAAAGAACAAAATCATATAGAAAGAATTAAAATAGTTGTAGAAGAACTAAATAAATTAACTCAATTAGATATGTTAGAGTTCTATAATCAAAATCGTAAGAGATTTGTAAAAAATTGTGCTAATATTTATAAATTAAAAGCAGAGGCATATTTAGAACTTAATAATTTTATAATAGAAAACGATTTAATATAATGAGGTCATCGTATTTCATAAGTCCAAAACATTATGGTAAGGTATGTGATATTGCAGCAGAATCGGTAGTTCAACTATACACAGATTCAAATGAATTATATTATTCGGATGTATTTTCATATGTTATGAATAATACATTATATATAAATGGTTGGGTTAGTTCTGATAATCATTTTTCATATGAAACCATCAAACAATTCATATCAAATTGTATAGAAATTGATATAAATATGGTTTTATCTATTAAGCAAATACCATTATCAAACGATATTTTTGAAATCAATGCTGGAACATTTTTGGGATATGCTTCAAATGAAAACGCAGAAGGTATTCCATTTGAACATTTATTAGTTACAAAACTAACAAAAACTATATACAATAAAATAAATGAAGCTATAAAAATTGGATTAGTAATAAATGGTAAACAAATTGATATTTTTGCAGAAACAAATTATAAAAATAATAGTTATATAATTGATTTAATAAATGAATATCTAATTGATGAAAATTATATTAGTATTAACATTAAGGTGAGTCCAATAATCAATCAGTTGTTATATAAATCAAATGAAAATTTTATCATAAACGCATATGGGCCACGCTCACCATATGGTAATACAAATTTTATTGGATTGGATATCTATAGAAATTCTAAATATTCTCATTTAGTTTCAAAAGAAATTGCAGGTAAAATGGGTTTGATTGAAAATTTAAACTATTCATTAGTAGAGTTAACATATTCACATAATAACCCAACCCCAATACAATTTGGTATTAAGGGCAATATTGGTGGTATTCATTTAGAAAATGGGACATTTTTTGAAAATTGTAATAAGTTTGATGAATTGATTGACATAAAAAATAATATTATAGAAAAAATAAAATCAACTCCCAATTCCTTAATTGAATTGGCAAAATGGGGTTACTTTAATCTAAATACAAAATATGAAAAACTATAAATACTTGGTGGTAAATGGATGTTCTCAAACCTCCGGCCAAATGTGCCCGGTTGGTGAAACTTGGGCAGTAAAATTAGCAAAACGATTGGGTCTTGAATTAATAAATTTAGCATCGGCTGGAACTGGTTGGTATAAAGTGGAAACATCAACAATGTCTTTTATAAACGGAAATAGAGATATATTGGATGAGTGCTTCTTTATCTTACAAAAATCTGAATTAGCCCGTAGAGTTAATTATGAGGAATTGGCAACAAATAGAACGGATATGTGGGAAAAATGGAATATAAAATATATGTCCCATACCGATTTACAATTTCAAGGTTATATTGATTTTGAAAAACATGGATTTGATACACCAATTAACTATAGATTAGATGACATTAATCAAGAGTTTCAATTATATGATGAATTGGGTGATTTTTTGGAAACAAGCAAATTGGGATTTTTTCCTGAACATAAACATTATCCAAATAGTAGACATTTTTGGAAATTGGGTAATAATAACGATATAGACCCACCATATATACACGAACAATTTGAAGAATTGATGTTGCATTGGGGTTTAAGAATTTCTTCATTACATTTGTTACTTAAAACTATGGGAATTGGGCATTTAATAGTAGATGGATATTCACCATTCTTATCATATAAGTTAAATTTCAGAAATTACTATGAATCTGAATCTGAATTTGAGTGGGTAAACCGATTTTGGTCAACTGAAACCGATGATCCAACTGATGAAATGGTATATGACTTTAAAAACATCAAATGTGGGTGGATTTTCGATATGATTGAACCCAAATATAAGATAGATGATGTGGTTTTATGGAGTTTATATCAATTTAAACCACATGATACTTCTTATAATGTAGATGGGGGCCATGCCGGTCCAAAAGGTATGGATATTATTGAGGGAGTTATTTATAAAAATTTATTAGAAAAAAATTGGTTTTAAGGAAAAAAAATCGTATCTTTATGGTTAATTACATTAAAAAATTGTGGAAAAAATTCCAAGACAAGCGTAAAAGGAAGAAGTTAGAAAAACTTTACAAAGAAAGATTGGCCGAACTCAAAAAAAGAGACCCGTTTGTCTATAAACACTAACAATATGGCAGAAAGAAAGTATTTACCAACATTGGCTGAATTAATTGATAGATTATCAATATCCCAATTAAAAGAAGTGTTTATTTCAAAACACAAAGAAGAGTATGCGCAAGAAATTAAAGATATTGTGCATGATATTCAATTATATTTGAATGAAAGTAAAGAACCAATTACAGCGGAAACAATTAGAGCAATAGTAGTCCTTTCTCAGATGAATTTACATATTTGGCACAATGAATCAAATGTGAGAAATGGAACTGAAGGACCAAATGCATTAGCACTAACGCATGGTTTAAATGGCATTCGTAATACTGCAAAAAATAAAATACAAGAAGTAGTTGGTGGTAGAAAAGATTACAAAATAGACTGCTTAGCAGCAGATTTTAAAGACTGGGAAATTAGTTGGTAATGAAAAAATATATCATAATAGGTGGATGTAGTTATGCATACAAAGATCCTGGAAAATATTTATTACCATTAAGAATATCTGAAAATGGGCATGAACTTGATTACGATGATGTAGAATTCCTAATGTTAGGAGCTAGTTCCGCCAGTAATGAATTTATAACAGAGGCAATAATAATAGCAGTTAGTTCTTTATTGGAAAATGGTGTATTACCAAAAGATATATTGGTTATTAATAATTTTACTCAAATAGGAAGAACTTCTGTAAAATTACCAATTGAGTATTATGAAATTGCTAATGATATTTTAAAATTTGATAATTATGATATTAGAGAATATACTTATTCTCCTATACAATTTACACAATCTTTGGTAAAGGTTAAGAATCAAATTTATTCTTTTTTAATATCTGATAGAAATTTAAAAGGAAGTATTAAAGATTGGTATGATTATCAAAGTAGTATTATATACACCAAAAAAACTATACAAGAGCACTTTGAATCATATTTGAGTAGTATTGTTACTTTACAATCTTTTGTAAAAAAGAATAATATTAAAACAATATCATTTTTAATGAATAATGTTTTTGATGGTTGGGATTCCGATTATAACCACATATACAACAATCATAAAGAATTTAATTTACCAAGCACCAAAGGAACTAAGCACATTTCGGAAATAAGCGATTATACTAAAGCTTTGTGGGATTGTATAGATTTAGATATGTTTGTATTCCATACTACCAATGAAAATAAGTATGGTGGAATTGATGAATATTTGTTAGATAAATTTCCGGATAAAAAGTATTTTTTAGACCCATCTATTAAAAATTTTTATTTTGGTAATCACCCAACCGGAAAAATTTATTATGAGTTTGCAAAAGAATATATGATTAATCAAATAAATGATTGGTTTAAATGAAATATATAGTTAATACTGGATGTAGTTATGGTGTGATGTTTCGTTCAATGAAAGAATTCACTAAAGGTAATGATAATCAATTTAAGGTTATTGATTTACATTGTGATTCGCATGGGGCTGAGTATCAAAAAAGAAGTATTATTTATACTATATCTAAACTTTTAAAAAAAGGTGTAAACCCATCTGATATATTTGTAGTAACCGAATGGTCACAACCGAATAGATTATTTATTGAATTACCCAAAGAAAACTCAAATCATATATTAAATAATGTTAAAAATTCAGAGGGAACTTTTGTATTGGATAATAACTTTAATAGAACGGATGATTCGTATGATTATATAGCAAAATACAAATCATTGAATGTTATAATTGGTGATAGAGTTTATCTAAACCCTGATGTTGATAGCTTTGATGAATTAGAAGATTCTAACTTAATAACTTATTTAGAGTTATTTAAAGAAAATTTGCATATATCGCATAAACCAATAGATAGATTAGAGCAATATCTAACTAATATATTAGATTTACAAAATTACTTAAATGCAAATAAAATACAATATAAGTTCTTTTTGATGAATAATACATTTGAGGGGTATTATAAAAACTTCTCACACGAATATGGTAATGATTCTATTTTTAATAAAGAATTAATAGAACTACCAAATCTAAAAAAATTAACACATATAAAAGAATTCTCAGATTATTTAAATCAAATTTGGGATAGTATTGATTTAACTAAATTCGCATTTTACGAAACGAAAAATTTCAATTTTGGTGGTATTGATGAATATGCAATGGAAAGATTTGGACATATAGCATACACATCGGGTGCAAACGAATGGGATATTCCCAATGAGGGTTATGTTACTTCATTTGGGGCACATCCACATGATTCAGTTTATATTGATTTCTTTAAGGAATACATTTATAACGATTTGATTCCATTTATAGGTGAATTCACTTTTGATTTTACTGATAGATGGAGTAGAACTAAACACAATGCAATACGATTATGATACAAAAAAAGAAAGAGTGGGAAAAAACCAAAGCAGAGGGATTTGCTAGAGCCACAATAGATAATTTTTTGGATGAAGAGACTTGTATGAAGTTGTATGAGGAATGTATGAATGCACCAAAAGGTGGATGGACTGTATTTACACGAGCTGGTTCTCGTATGGAAGAGTTTAATGATTTAATTTCTCTACCAACCGCACATAAAGTTACATATGATATAATGCATTCAGGTGAGTTTCTTTATGAGTTGGAACAAATGACAGGTATAAGTGGATTATTACCAGACCCGCATTTAGTTGGAGCTGGGTATTCTATTTTAAGAAACGGAACTGTATTATCACCTCATTATGATTTTAATTGGAATGATAGATTAAGATTACATAGAAAGTTAACTTCATTACTTTATATAACACCAAATTGGAAAGAAGAGTGGGGAGGGCATAATGTAACTTGGACAGCTAATCCTGAATTAGATCCAAACGCAAAAATAGTAGAATCGGTAGCACCTTTATTTAATAGATTTATAATATCAGAAAATGTCCCAAAAGGACCCGTACATAGTGTAAGTAAAGTAGAATGCTCCGATGATGTATATGGTAGATGTGCAATTCGTTTCTTCTATTATATTTCAACATCAGAACCAGATAAATTCAACCCACCTCACAGAAGCGCTTATAAAACAAATGAATATTCTCATCACAAATTGCACGAAGAAGCAGAATGGAATGGTCACTTTGTTGGTAAGGGTGGTGAAGATTATGGATATAACCCAAAAAACAAATGATACATATATTAGAATATAAAAATTGCTATTTTGATAGAAACCCAAAGATATTATTACAATATGTTAATATGCCAATAATATTTGAAAGGTTATTATCAAAAACAAATGCAATAAAAAGAATTTTAAAAAAAAATAATTATGTTCATATTGAAATCCAACGAGGTGATGTTTTGTTTAACAAAGAAACCATATCAAATTATATAGATTCCAATCCGGATATTTCAATATTATTTTTTAACATAGATATTTTTGAAAATTGTACATTACCAAATAATAATTATATTGATTTTTTATCTAAAAAATATCCAAATATAAAATTTATAGTATTGACAGATGAAACTTTTTTAGAATATACAAGAGAATCTTTCGAAAATACAAATGTATTCCATATAATAAATAATTTAAAAGACCCGTATTCTATTATACCTACTATATCTGCTATGGATAAAGTTGCAAACTACTATATAATGAATGCATATTTACAATGGAATTACAATACATTTATAGATGGGTTATTTTCACAAACTAATACATTAGTTAGGGAAAAAAAATATAATTTTTTTAATGGAATACATAAACCGCATCGTTTAAAGTGTTATGAACTTATTAAAAATAATAACATGCTAAATGATGGGTATTTTTCTTATGTAGATTTTGCATATTTTAAGAATGATGAAGAGCAATATCAAAGTTTTGTTGATTTTTTAGAATTTAAATCTACAAACGAATATTTAAAATATTTAGATGAATTTGAGATACCATATTTGTGTGATACTACTGATGTAAATCCAAATGTATTTGTTGCGTTTGCAATTCCTCCTCAATACTCGTTACAAAGTTATGTTTCTATTACAACAGAAACATATTTCTTTCAAAATGAATTATCAAAAAATGCAGTATTTTCGGAAAAATCTTTAAAAGCATTTTATGGATTTAACATTCCATTAATACTTGGACAACCTGCATCAATTAGGTATTTGAAAGATTTGGGATTTGATATGTTTGAGGATTTATTTGATTTAACTCCTAAATTTAAAAAAAATGAAATATTTGAACAATTTGAAAAAAACTTAAAAGTTATCAATAGTATGACTAAAGATGAACTGCACAAATATTATGTAAATAATTTAAACAGAGTTCATAGTAATTTTCAAATATTAACAAATAGAATGGAGGAATATGATTTATATAATTTAAATAATTTTTTATAACAAACTATGCAAAATATAAAAAACCTTATAGTATGTGGTGATTCGTTTACAGAAGGACATGATATGGGTGAAACAGCATCATGGGCATATTGGACAGCTGATACTCTTAATTTAAAATTAAAAAACTTAGCATCTGGTGGAATGAGTAATGAATGGATATCGTTACAAACTATAACATTTTTACAAAAAAATCCAGAATTATGGGATAGTTCAGTTGTTATAATAGCTTGGACCGAAATGATGAGACAGATGATTCATTTTGATGATATGGGTGGTAAAATTGGTAAATGGATATGGAGTGCACAACCAAACGATTTTATATCAGATGATTGTGGAGATGATACGCCAGGTTATTGGATATATAAACATAGAGATGCATTATATCCATTTTTTTCTGATTTAAATTGGGCATTGATGAAAACATATCAATCGATGTTAATGGTTAAAACTTTTTGTGATTCAAAAGGTATTCCATATATGTTTTTTGATGCTGTAAATGATAATAAACTATATTTTGAAAACAATAAGGTTTACATCCGAGACTATAAATTTGAAAAAGAAGAATTTAATTTAGATAATTCATTGAATTTTGTAAAGAGTATTGTTGATAAAAATATGGTGGATTTATTATTTGATGAAAAATATGTTGATGTGGATGGTACTCCTATTTTACAATTTATACACAAATGGGGAGATGAAAGATATTGTGAGGGAAATTCGGGTCATACCAATATTATTGGGGCAAAGGAAGTTTCAAAATATATAATTAAGCATTATGAGAGATTATACAATAAACGATAGTTGGGATTGGGTTACTCATTTTGAAAAAGAGATAGCAGAATATTGTGGTTCAAAATATGCAATAGCATGTGATTCTAATACAAACGCAATTCGTTTAGTATTACATTATTTAGGAATAGTTGGACAAGAAATAGGAATACCAACAAGAACATATGTTTCGGTACCTAACCAAATCATCTTATCAGGCAATAAGCCGGTATTTCAAGATACTCAATGGGATGGTATGTATCAATTGGGTTATACTGGAATATATGATGCAGCAACTGCGTTCTATGAAGGAATGTATTATGATACATTGGATGAATCCTATATGATACTTTCTTTTCATTTTAAAAAAATCCTAAATATTGGAACGGGTGGGATAATCCTTACAAATGATGATACTTTTAATCAATGGGCAAGACCTATGATATACGATGGTAGAGATAAAACTAAATTATATAAAGATGATGAGTTTGATTGTATTGGTTGGCATATGTATATGACTCCTGAGCAAGCAAAGAGAGGATTGGAAATATTTCATTCAGACAAAATAAAATCATTTAATCCACATTGTGGTGGTAGTTGGATGTATAAAGATTTAACGGAGCAAACAATATATAAAGATTACATTTAAAGTTTTGAATAATAAGTTACAAATATCATTCGTTCAACCAAATTTCAGACAAGGGCCTGGTGGAATAGCTGCATATTTACCATATAGTTGTGGTTTATTATGGGCACATGCTCAAACAAATGAATTGGTGAAGGTTGGTATTAAACTTCATAGAATAATATACAATAGAGAACCAATAAATCGGTTAGCTATTGAATTATCTAAAATGGATATAGTTGCATTTTCAACTTATGTGTGGAATCGTAATTATAACTTTACATTGGCTAAGAAAATAAAAGAAATCAATCCAAATGTATTGGTAATATTCGGAGGACCAGAACCACCAATTAGTGATTCTCAAATTTTTAGTAAATGGATGCCATTTGCTGATTTGGTTGTTAAAAGCGAAGGTGAATTTATATTCACAAAGGTTTTGGAGAGTAGAGTATTGGGTAGGTGGTATGATTTAATACCTGGATTACTTATTAATGTAAATGGTGAGGTTTTAAACACTGGTAGTGCTATCCGAATTGAAACACTAGATGATGTTCCATCTCCATATCTAACGGGTGTATTTGATGATATAATGCCGCTAGAAAACGAATGGAACGGAACATTAGAAACTAATAGAGGGTGTCCTTATAAGTGCACATTTTGTGATTGGGGTTCTTTAACTTATAGTAAGGTAAAACAATTTGGTTTGACTAGAGTATTTCACGAATTAGAGTGGATGGCTGATAATAAGATAGGCTATTTGGATGTAGCAGATGCCAACTTTGGTATATTCGTTGAAAGAGATAATATGATTGTGGATAAACTAATAGAAGTTCAGAAAAGAACAGGATATCCGTATAGAACAGGATGGAGTTGGGCTAAAAATCAGAAATCTGAGGTAGTTGCTATAGCTAAAAAGCTAATTAATAGCGGACACTTCAATAATGGGTTAACAATTAGCTTACAATCGTTGGATGAGAACACATTAAAGACAATTAAAAGGAATAACTTGGGTATTAATAAGATATCGGATATATTTGAGGAGTGTAGAATGATGGGAGTTCCCCTAAACACCGAATTAATCATTGGATTGCCTGGCGAAACATTAGAAAGTTGGACAGATACGATGTTTGGTGTATTGGAAGTGGGGCAGCATGATAGTATTGAAGCATGGCAGGCTCAAATATTAGAAAACGCTGAGATGAATCTTTCTCAAAGAGAATCCCATACGATTAGAGGACAATATGTTTACGATTACTTCCCAAATGCTTCAGATGATGAGGCACCTGAACATAGTGAGATAGTTGTATCAACATCAACTATGAATATTAACGAAATGATAGAAGCTTATAAGTTATCTTGGTTTTTAATAACGTGGCATACGGGTGGATTCTCTCAAATTGCTGCCAGATTCATTAGAAAACATAAAGGAGATACATATAAAGAGTTTTATACTAAATTTAGGGAGTTTTTACAATCTGATCCGTTTTGGAAAGAAGAGGAAGATACTCTTAGTGATATTATGATGAATTGGTTTGATAAAGGTGAAAGAATAGATACCACAATAGGACCGGTTCGTATAAACGCATCTACAAATCAATATAGAACCCTATTTAGAGTTCATTCAGATGAGAAATATGAACATATGTATGAGTTATTGAGTAGATTCATCGATACATATCAGTTACCAATTGAGATTACACAAGATTTAATGATGTTAAACAAATGTGTGGTAGCTGAACAAAGAAATTTGATAGATTATAGTTTTAATATGAATTATAATTTATTGGAATATATTATAGATATGGATTCTGAATTGAAAGGTGAGGAAACTACTATAAAAATAACATATCCACATGACCCAATTCGTAGCAAGGATTTGGCATGGTTTATGGAAAGCTTATTCTTTGCAAGAAGAAGAAGTTTTGGTAAAAACTTTTTGGAAACAATAAAATAGGAATTATGAAACATATATTATGCACGGGTTGTTCATTTACAAAAAATGTTAGGTTTAATCCCGATGCACCATTCAATCAAGGACCAGAGGATAGATATTCTTGGCCATATTACTTACAAAAGGAATTAGGTAATGATGTATTGGTATATAATTTGGGTGGGGCTACTAATGATAATGTTTCTATGTGTAGGATTATCTTTTATTGGATACAAAAACTAATTAAAGAGGGAGTTGATGTAAAAAATATACATACAATCATTCAATGGTCAGACCCAACAAGACAATCCATATATATTACAAATGATAATCCTATAAAAATTATTCAACAACCTCATACACTTATGTATTGGAATAATTGGAAGAATGAAAATGGTTTATTCTTTTTAACGGGTGGATACGCACCGCCTGATGATGCTTTAGATGGGTTGGGTATTGATAATGCAGTAAAATATTGGGAATTGGAAGTGAATTGGAACAATATTCTAAATCAAACAATTAGTTGGTTGGAAGCTTGGTCTCATTTAGTTTTATTTTGTGATAAAAATGAAATACAACATAATTATATGAGTATGAGGAATCCATATTCATATGAAGCCAGAGAAGTTTTATTTGGGGCACCTGAAAACAATTCGGATATACCAACAAAAACAATATGGTTTGATAAGCATGAGATTCTTAAACCATATATCAACGAATTACCAATTGATAGTAAATTACATTGGCATTATAAAAACTATAATGGTTTATTGGAATGGACAATTGATAATCATAATGGAGAATCTCCATTTCAGGAATCCAATGGTAATACATACGAAGAATATTTAAAAATACAACATAATGGTTGGGGACATCCATCTCCTAAAATGATGGAAAGATTTGTTAAAGAAGAATTATTAAATTTAATTAAGTGATATGAAAATACATTGTTTTGGTGATAGTTGGACACAGGGTGTTGGAGTTGAGTGGGAACCCGGAAGAGGGCAAATTCCAATGAGTGATAGATATGATTTAAACTGGGATAACGAAAGAAAATTATATGCATGGCCAGGTCAGTTAAATACACTTTTAAAAAACAAATATAAAGTAAATAATTTTGGAGCAGCTGGATATTCTAATTTTGAAATTTATAGAGAAGTAATGCATAGATTACATGAGGGTCATCTTAAAAAAGGAGATTTGGTAATTGTATGTTTTTCATCTATAATAAGAGAACCATTAAATTTTTTAGATACTGCTAATTATGAGGCAAACGGATTTATTAATTATTCAAACGAATGCCATATTCGACCATCGGCAGTTTTAAATTTAAATTGGATAGACCAAATAGAAAATGATGAAATGAGAGATGGTGTAGTTAAGTTATATAAAGATTTTATAGTTAATAGATTTAGTTATGAATTTTTACATGAAATTGCTATGAACTATGTTTGCAATTTACAAATATTATTAGAATCATTGGATATTGATTATCTATTTTTAAATGCATTTGAAAATATTCTTTGTAAAAAAGTTTCATTTTATGAACAAGTAAAATTAGAAAATTGGATACTACCAAATTACACATTATCAGAATATCTATTAGATAGAAAAGATGAAATAGATCCATCGTTACCATATGCACTTTGGGAAGATGACCACAAAGTTGTAAGAGAATGTTCTGATGGACCACATCCAAACAGAATTGGATATGGCTTTATAGCTGAATTAATTCATTCGGAAATTGTTAAAAGAAAATTATTAAAAGATGTTAGCGTTATATAGTCACGGAGATTCGGTAGTATGGGGAGCTGAGTTAGAAGATAAAAAAACGGAAAGATTCTCACACCATGTTGCTAATAATTTAAATGCAATGGATTGTAATAATGCATCGGCTGGTGTTTCTAATGATTATATTTATAGACAAACAATGAGAGATGTTTCCCATTGGTTAAGTAATAGAGTTGTTTGGAGTGAAGATAATGGTTGGATTAATGCATCAAATCTTATAGTAGTAATAGGTTGGACTGCACCTACTCGATTTGAATGGTGGGATGGTAATAAATACCAACAGGAAAGATTGTGGGTGGGATATGATAAATGGGGTGAGCCGGATACAAATAGGACAACTGAAGATCAATTTGTTTTAAACCAAACTTCGGATATACCATCGTATATCAGAACATTTAATCATATTATTTCGTTATCTGCATTTTTGGAAAAACATAATATATCATATTATTTCTTTAATAGTTTTTACGAATATAAACTTCCAAAAGAACCAACGGATTTAATAGATAATTATGGTAAACCACATTTTCAATTAGATTTAAATTCATTATGGTCACAATTGCCCGATGAATTTACATTTGGAACAATGTATGAACACATAAAATTTATGGGTGAGGGATTTTTACCACGCAATCATCCATCAAAAGAGGCACATAAAGAATGGGGCCACTTTTTAATAAAAGAATTAGAAAATGAAAAACGATAAATACATAATAGGTATATCGGCATTTTACCACGATTCATCAGCATGTCTATTCAAAAATAGCAAGTTAATGTTTGCGTGTGAAGAAGAAAGATTTACAGGAATAAAACATGATAGTTCATTTCCGCAAAATACAATAGATTACATTTTTAAGAAATATAAAATTAGTAAAGAGGATATAAGTGCGGTTTGCTATTACGAAGAACCAAAATTAAAATTTAAAAGAGTTTGGGATAATTTTAAAACAAATTTCTTTAAAGCACCAATTCATGTAACTAAATCTTTAGTTGAAATAACTTCAAATAGAATTAAAATACATAAGTTACTGAAATCAATATCCGATACTATATTTTATTCAGAGCATCATAAATCGCATCTTTATTATTCAGCATTTACTTCTGATTTTTTAGAATCTGATGTGGTATCTGTAGATGGAGTTGGTGAAATTGATACAATATCATATGGTTCTCATAAAGAAAAATCAATAAAATATAAAAGTGTAGCTCAATATCCACATTCATTGGGGTTGTTTTATTCAGCTATGACATCTTACTTAGGATTTAAACCAAATGAGGGAGAATATAAGGTTATGGGGTTAGCATCGTATGGTTCTAAGAGTAAATATACTAAATTAGTAGGACAACTTATTAAATTTGGAGCTGGAAGATTAAATTGTGATATGGAGAAGTTTTGTTGGGATAGAGATGATAAATTAATGTTTAATCACAAATTGGTTGAATATTTAGGAATCTTACCAAGAGATTCAAAAGAACCAATTACAGCGGAACATGAAGATTTGGCATTTGCAGTTCAGCAAGTATATGAAGATGTTTTATTTGCAATTCTAAATAGTATAAATACGAATGGTAACCCTAATTTATGTTTGAGTGGTGGATGTGCATATAATGGAACTGCTAATGGTAAGGTATTCCGTAATACAAAGTATAAAAAACTATGGATACCATCCGCACCATCCGATGCCGGTTCTGCTATTGGTGCTTGTGTTCATTATAGTGTGTTAAATGATACCGAATTTAAAGGTAGAATTACAAGAAACCCATTTTTGGGGCCGGAATATGGATATGGTAGGGTTGTGGAAACGATAGATCCATCTAAAATTGTAAAATATAGTAACGATGAGGAGTTATTAACCAAAGTTGCTGAAGAATTACATAATGAAAAGGTAATTGGTTGGTTTTATGGAAGTATTGAGTTTGGAGCTAGGGCTTTGGGTAATCGTTCAATCCTTGCATCACCTTTAAAGGCTGAAATGAAAGATAAGATTAATAAGGTAATCAAAAAAAGAGAAGGATTTAGACCATTTGCACCTATGGTATTGCAAGATGTGCAAGATAAGTATTTTGAAACGGATGGAGATGTTCCATATATGAATCAGGTGGTTAAAGTCAGAACTGAATATCAGGAAAAGTTAGGAGCAGTAACTCATGTGGATGGAACTGCTCGAATTCAAACTATATTTACCACTTCAAACAACCGAATATACAGGTTATTGAGGAAATATGAGAAATTGAGTGGATATCCAATTTTATTAAACACATCATTCAATGTAAAGGATAAAACTATGGTTTTAACGCCGGAAGATGCCTTACAAACCTTCTATGATACGGAAATGGATGTGTTGGTATTGGGTAATTATATTGTTTACAAATAAATTAAATATTTATACATACAAATAAGATATTATGGCTCAAACAAATTGGACAATCAGACAATTGGAAAGACACATTGTAAACGGTATCGTTACAAAAGTGTATTGGAAGTGTGAGGTTGTGGATGGTATGTTTACCGCCGCAGCTCAAGATGTTGTAACTATTTGTGATGATTTAAGCACAGTTGATACCAATGCGCCTGAGTTTACACAATTTTCAAACCTAACTGCACCTCAATTGGTTGAGTGGGTTACGAATAAATTAGGAACTGAAGAAGTATCTGGTATAGTAAGTGGATTAACTTATAACATAGATATTCAAAAGGATTACGCTACTAACTTTGTATATGGATTACCTTGGGAAGTAGCCCCAACTGAAGAAGAAACAACCGAATAAGAAGAATATAATACATTAGATAATAGTAATAGATTCCTAATACGATATTTTAAAAAAAAATTGTGTTTTGGGGATTTCCCTTATATTTATATGTGTATTTTGTTTGGAAGTACACGGAATTAAAATATAATAACAAATATATAAATAACAATGGCAGAAAGAATCGTATCACCTGGTGTTTTTACAAGAGAAAATGACCTATCCTTCTTAGCGCAAGGAGTTGGTGAAATTGGAGCAGCATTTATTGGACCTTTTAAGCAAGGACCGGCATTTATTCCAACAATCGTAAGAACCCAATCAGAATTCGAAGATATCTTCGGAACACCCGATGGAACATATTACACAGAATATGCAGTTCAAAACTATTTAAGAGAAGCTGGAACGGCTACCATCGTAAGAGTTGGTGGTATCGGTGGTTATCAACAACCACAACCTTTCGCTTTAAGAATTACAGGTTCTGCTGATGGTGATAACTCCGATGGTAGAATATTCGCAGTATTATTCGCTACAGGTTCTAACAATCAACCTACAGGATTCACAGGATCTATTTCAGCAAGTCAATTATCTGATAGTTCATCTTTTGTAATAAACAATGCGGGTATAATGGGAAGCTCTTATACACTAAATTTATTACCTTCATCAACTAATGATGTTAGTGATGTATTTGGTGAATCACCATTTGGAACTAAAGCACCATATACTTATGTATATTTTGAAAATTATGCAGCAACATTAAGTGGTGCTGATTATGGTATCCAAAGAGTTACTATCCCAACACAAGATTTCAGACAAGATATTACATACGCTTCAACTCCTTGGGTTCAATCTCAAACGGGAAGCGCACAAGACCCATCAAGCGATTTATTCCGTTTCCACACAATTGGTGATGGGACAATCTATAACACAAAATACAAAATTGGTATTTCTGGAGTTAAAGCAGCTGGTGAAGATGGTTCAACTGATTATTCTGTATTTAGTGTAACTGTAAGAGCATTTTCTGACACTGATAGAAGAAAAGTAGTATTAGAAACATTTAACAATGTAAACTTAGACCCTGCTTCTCCAAACTTTATAGCTAGAGTAATTGGTGATAGAAATGTAACTATTGATTCTGATGGTAAAATTACTGAAAATGGTGATTACTCAAACAAATCAAAATATATTAGAGTTGAAGTAAAAGAGCAAGGTACATATCCAATATCAGCAATGCCATTTGGACACTCTGCATATTATTCACCAATTGATGATGGACAAAACGGAAATTTATTACCAGGTGTTCAATATTCAACCGGTTCAAAAGATAATACAACATCTTCAACCATTAGATTTAGTGGATTGGATATCGAATCAGCAGCATATAAAATAGATATGACTCAGTTCTTAAAACCAATACCTACTGGTATAACTGGAAGAACTTCAAATAACTTCTCATTCCACAATTCTCCATTTAATTATGTTCCAACGGGCTCAGCAGCTATTGATATGGCTAAGAGACAAATTATATTATGTTTCCAAGAAGGTTTTGATGGATTAAATCCAATTATTAAGCCAGCATTGGGAACATCTATTTCAGCAGCTAACGTACAAGGACTTGATTGTTCAACTTCAATAGCAAGTGGTTCGGTAGCATACGCTAAAGCAATCGCAGCAGTATCTAACCCTGATGAATATGATATTAATATGGTGGTAACTCCAGGTATCATTAGAAGATTACACTCTAATGTAACTGATAGAGTAATCGACATGGTAGAAAATAGACAAGATGCATTCTACATCGCTGATTTCAACGGAGCAGGTGATACAATCACACAAGCAACCGATGAAGCATCTTTAGTAGATTCAAACTATGTTGGAACTTACTATCCTTGGGTTAAAACAATTGATGGTAACACAAACAAATTAACTTCAGTTCCTCCATCAACTTTATTACCAGCAGTATTTGCAGCTAACGATAGATTGGCAGCAGAATGGTTCGCACCAGCCGGTTTAAATAGAGGTGGCATTACGGGAGCAGTTAGTGTATTGAATAGATTAACACATTCTGAAAGAGATACTTTATACGAAGCAAAAGTAAACCCAATCGCTGTATTCCCTGGACAAGGTATTGTAGCATACGGACAAAAAACTTTACAAGATAGAGCATCGGCATTGGATAGAATCAATGTAAGAAGATTACTTATCACTGTTAAGAAGTTTGTGGCATCTACATCTCGTTTCTTAGTATTCGAACAAAATACTTCAGAGACTAGAACTAGATTCTTAAACACTGTTAATCCTTATTTTGAAGCAATTCAACAAAGACAAGGACTTTACGCATTTAATGTGGTAATGGATGAAAGTAATAACACACCTGATGTTATCGATAGAAACATTATGGCTGGACAGATTTTCTTACAACCAACAAAGACAGCTGAATTTATAGTTATTGATTTCAACATCTTACCAACTGGAGCAACATTCAGCGCATAAGATAACGAAAAAATAATTAGTGTATATTTATTATTAATAAAACAGATAAAGAAATAAAATGGCAGAAGTATTAGAGTTTGATAAGATGTTCTATACGAACTTCGAACCGAAGATGAAGAATAGATACGTTATGGAAATTGACGGTATCCCTTCTTACTTAGTAAAATCAGCAGCTAGACCTTCAATAACTTTTGAAACAATTGTGTTAGACCACATCAACATCAAAAGAAAATTACAAGGTAAAGGTGATTGGCAAGATATAACAATTACATTGTATGACCCGATTGTTCCATCAGGAGCACAATCAGTAATGGAGTGGGTTCGTTTAGGACACGAATCTATTACTGGTAGAAGAGGATACGCTGACTTCTATAAGAAAGATATCACTTTCTATATGTTAGGGCCTGTTGGAGATAAAATCGAACAATGGACAATCAAAGGAGCATTTATTAACTCTGCAAATTTTGGTGACCTTTCATTTGATTCTAACGAACCTGCAACTGTTGAATTAACTTTATCTTACGATTACGCAATTTTAGAGTTCTAAAAATATTCCTTACGGATGCTACCGAAGGACAACCCTCATCAGAAATGGTGGGGGTTTTTTTATTTCTAATTTTTTTAAAAACATATATTTATATATAAACAAATACATACAAGTTATGACAGAACAAACATACGATTTTCCAACCGAAGTGTTGGATTTGCCATCAAAAGGATTGGTTTATCCAAAAGATCATCCATTGGCATCCGGTAGAATTACAATAAAGTATATGACTGCAAAAGAGGAAGATATCCTATCCAGCCAAAACCTTATCAAAAAAGGTATTGTATTGGATAAGTTGTTCGAATCCATTATTGTAGATAAAATTGACCCAAAGGATATTGTAATTGGTGATAAGAACGCTATTATTTTGGCAACAAGATTGTTAGGATATGGACCTGAGTATTCAATGAAGTTTTATTCAGGTATAACGGGTGATAGTATTCAAACTGTGGTAGATTTATCTAAAGTTCAAACAAAGGAAGTAGATTTTTCTTTATTTAAAAACAAAAATGAGTTTGAATTCACTACCCCATTGGGAAAAAATAAATTAACTTTTAAGTTATTGACACATGGTGATGAATTGGCAGTAGAAAAAGATATCCAAGCTCTTGAAAAATTAAATAA